GCTGCCGAACTTGATATGTTCGTAAGCGTCTTTGCCGTCTGTCGTGTTAAGATTGAATACGCCCTTGACATACAACGCGCCAAACTCTTTTAAGCTATCCGGCAAACGGCCGTCGCCCGCGGGCAATTCTTCCGCGCTTATCGTCTTACCGATTGGGCGCGTTATATCGTGTTGCCATACCATCTTCGGTAGCTTCGCGCTAATGCTATCAGCGAAGGCGCCCAACATCACGCGATCGCCGTAGCTATCGACATTGCCGAAGACGGATACAAAGGCCTCTACCGTGCCTTCGCCGTCTGCTTTGTATTCTACTGGTAACGATTTGTACTTCATTTTATAGACTGCCTATTCTTGATTTGCGAACGGGTCGTAGCGTGCAACGGCAATTAGCCGCTTCGCTGACATCACCTAAGCCCGGCCCCGCACCTGCGCCCGGTACGTACTTATCAAATGTTTCGCCCTGCTCTATCCATTTACCGTCTAACTCTTCGTGCGTTTCGCGTACGATATCGTCCCGTTGCGAGAGCCATACTTGCACTACCTTACGTCCGGGTTCTGTCTCACGTGCGTTCACGCGCTTAACTGTCGCCTGCTGTACTACGCTTGTCTGCGCTTTGCACGTTGTCGTAGCTATCATCTTTGCGCGCGACGCTTTCATTGTAGAGAACTTTTCGCGTAGCGCCTTTTGCACTTCCTCCGCGCTCTTGCCTGCGTTGGCTTCCAACACACGCGCCACGTCTTTACGTGTGGTGTCTGCTGATTCGCTCATCATCTCCGTCATCTTGCGGATCTGCTCATCGCGGATTTGATCGGTAAAGGATTGCACCTGCGTTAGATCGCCATCGAGCGAACTCATTACCATTTCCATAATGCGAGTGCGTAGCGCCTCTTGCGTTATGGCGTTTTCCTGCATGAACTTCGTAACGCTAGTCTTGAGTAGCGCATCGTTAAGAACCTTTGCCACGTCAAACGATATAGAGCGCGTTGCGCCCTCTTCCTGCTTGTACGCCGCTTTGCTCTTTGCCGCTTTCAATACCTCGCGTTCTAACCTTGCGAACATTGCCGCAACGTCATTCTGCGTAGGTCCTATAGCTTTCTTTACCGCGTCTTCTTGCGTGCGCCAATACTTGACAGCTTCTGGCTCAACCCATTTGATGCGCTGACCGTCTACGGATTCGATAAACTCCGCGCCGTCTTTTGGTTCCGGTGTATCGGCTGCAAACGCGCCAAAGCCGCCCGGCTGCGGTATCAATTCGTAAGAGAACTTATCGCCGTCATCGACTGGCTCGAAACCTAGTTTAGAACGCGTTTCGTTAAGCGTTATAATATTGGCGTTGTACTCTGCAATTACCGGATAGATAACCGCATCTACGTCCGGCTGCAATGCCTGCACTTCTGATAAATCGAATTGCAACGAAACGCCGGGGAACTCTTTAGTTAGTCCGGCTTCGAGTTGCTCTTCTAACGCATTCCAAAACGGTACGCGCGTAAGCGTCGTATATTCTTGGTAGGCGCTTTGCAAGTTGTTATACGTGCTTATTGCCAGACCTGCGGACGTCTGCACTACCGCCGGATGAATACGGAACGCACCACATATCGACGTTTCCAATTCGCGTACGGTTTCAATTGCCTGCAAGCGTTGCGCGTCCAATCCCATTTGCGTATAGTTCATGCCCGAACCAAGGACAAGTGGGTCGGTACGCTCGCGGCCCTGAGCATTGCGGCGCTTTTGCAGCTGCACTTTTAACGACTCAATAGCAGCTACGCCAATATCGCCCGGCGCTGACAAGATACCTGACGGGACGGCGTTAGAAGCTACCAAAGAATAGATCGTCGCCTGCAATTCGTTATACGTGTTAATCTTATCCCATGCAACGGAAATAGGGCTAATGCCCTTATGCATTGCGAGCGGGTCGCGGTAGGCAGGGTTCTGAATATGTATAACATCGTCTGCGGGCCAGTCCTGTACGATATTACCGCTGTTATATCGGTACGCGTATATCCAGCCTAGATCATTCAGCAAAGGCGCTACGTGAGCGTCGGAGTATGGGTATAGCTCTACGATGTTGCCCATCGAGCTACGCACCTTGACTATGTAGGCATTGCCGCCAATAGCTAGGTATGTCCAAACAATCTGCCAGAACTCCGCCTGTCCCATCCGTGGATTAGGTCTGCGAAATAGTAGCGATACGGGATGTTGGCGATTGATTGTACCATCGTCGTACATAGCAGCAAGCGGCGCTTCGTTTAGCGTAGACGCGTAAACGCCGACACAAGCGGCTACGACTGGGTTGCGGTTAAAGCCGTGTTCGACGTTGGCTAGGTATCCTGCTTTTTGGGGGTAACCAATCCGGCCCCCGATTTGCGTACCGTTGGGGCTTGGTAGTTCTCTGTTGTTGCGACCGAGTATTTTCTGCAAATAGTCGCTGATTGCCATTATAGCTCGTAAACGTAAGTATTGGATTCGTGTCCGTTTACTGCGTAGATGAGAGCGTCTACCATATCGTCTTGCTTCCCATCCTTACCGTCGAACATAAGCAATTGATCTGTAAATTCCAAAGGCAGTGTATTAACGTGCCTAATATACCCATGCTCGTACTTGCCTGCTATCGGCAGAAACCGCGTAAGCTTATTACGGCCGCGTGGATTAACGCCCTGAATGTTAAGCATGGTTTCGGCCCGCAGCTGCTGTACCATGACTTCTTGATACGCCACGTTCTCGACGCATACCCGTACCGCGTTCCAATTGTACGCCGTCTGCTTGATGCGCTCTTTCGTTTCGTTAAATGACCATTTGCCGTAGATCATATCAGCGACGTAATATGTCGTGCCACGCTTGCCTACAACGGCGATAGCGCGATCGTCTGCGTTGCCTTTCATTCCTACGGCTAAGTCTACGCCGATTACGTATTGTACGTCGTCCTCTGGCAATAGAGCGTATTGCAGCCATTCGCGGCGCATGATACGACCCATTGGCCCTATGAACTCGCCTTCCAATTCCTGCCGCGCGTATTCGCTCGTATAGGTTTCTTCGAGGTTGCGTACGTACTCGCTAGGCAGGTTTACGTTATCGCGCGTCTTTGCCGTTACTACGTGATAGTCGGGGTTGCCGCGCATGGCCTTTTGGTAAATGCGCTCGTATACCCAATTGGTATCGCCGTTCGGGCTAGTGGTAATCCAGCACTTGGTAGGATCGCGCCGGATACGGCCTAGCATGACATCCCATATAGCGCCGTCCATATAGTCTGCTTCATCTAGCCAAAACCAGTTAAGGTTAGGCCCTCGCAGCGAATCGGGCTTATCGGCTGAGCGCCAAAAGATCGTAGTCCCGTTTACCATCTTTGTAACGCCTTCGCTTTTGTTGTGTTCGACGATTGCGTCGCCGAACTCATCAAAGAACGTGAGCTGCGTTGCGTCGCGTAGCATCGGGTACGTTGGCGCTAGTATTGTGCCGTACGTGCCCGGCGGCTGCCGCATAACTTCGACGCAGCCCGCAAAGGATTTACCGCTACCGATACCGCCGATAAAAGCCCGGTGCCTAGCTTCACTCTTCCAGAAGCGGAGCTGCGCCGGCAGGCCCGATATCTTCCGGTTGTTGTTCTTCGATGTCATGGCCAGTTATCACAATGTTGAATGATTTGTTTTCGGTCGTTTGGTGCACCTTTTGCGTAAGCCCTAGCCGGTGCTCTGCCATACGCAATAGTACCTGCGCGTTACCCTGTTCTACGCCTAACTCCCATAGCTTATTAGCTATTGCGAGATCGCCGTCCGCTTCGCCCTGCTCGTATATCTCGCGGTAGTTGTTGGTTATGGTCTTATGAGTTACGCCCATTTGCTGGGCTAACTTTCGAAAGCTAACCCCAACTTGTCCCGCTTTGTATATAGCGTCCTCATCTAAAATCTTTTTTGGTCTGCCCATATTTCCCCATTCGTAACTAGTTTCTTTTTTGGCGATTTACTCAACACTCTCGACCTGCACATCGAAGTTAATATCCAGCAGCGAGTCCATACGCTCTATGTATTCAGCAAAGTTCACATCGCTAGATATCTGATTTGCGATCTTACTTATTCCGTGCATGACGGTAGTACGATCAAGATCAAACAAACGGGCTATAAGTGCGAATGACAGCAGGTACTTACGGTGCAAAAAGTACATAAGCAAATATCTACACTCTACTAGCCAATCTTTGCGGCTCTTTCTTAGAAGATCGTCCCATGTGCAGCCGTACAGTTTGCTAAATTGGTCTATCAGGTTCAAGATAGCGGGGTTTTTAGTGTTCGGTTTCATATCCCTTGCGTCCTCTGTTGTAAAAGTTCTAGATAGTGTTGCGCCTCTTCAGGCGTTGCGGTCTGTTTCGTCTGTAAATCGCGTATTTGCTCCGGAAGTCCCGGAAGTATAGTTACACTCGTATTTGGCGGTTGATAGCCTCTAGCGGGCATTTGTGGGGCAACTAGGGGTATATGCGCTTTATCCTGCTCACGTGAAAGCCACGAATTGACAAAACGAAGCATACCGCGCGCTGTTTTACGCTTTGTCGGGTTCGCTTCGAGCCAGCCGATAATCTTGGATAGCTCGGATTTGATTTTAACCGCGGGGTACAGTTGCTGCCAGCGGTCGTGCTGATCTTTGGTAATCGGAAAGAGCTGACCATCATTTTGCGGTAGGCCGGCTACGACCTCGGAAGAGGTCGGAGCATACAGAGTATCTATATTTATTTCTTCCTTTCTTACCTTCTTATATTCTTTCTTTCTTATAGAGTTGTTCGGTTCTTGTTCAGTTCTTGTTCGGTTCTTGTTCGGTTCTTGTTCGCTATGATTACCCCGACTTTGTAAGTCGTTGTATTTAATAACTTTAACTATCGTCCCGTGTTTGTTCGATTTTACGAAAATCATTCCGTCTTTTTCTGCAAGTTTTAAAAACTTTCTGACGAAACCGACGCCAACATTGCAGTATTTAGCAAACTCTTCCAGACCTATTGCGAGCTCACCACGTTGTAAATCTAGGTAGCCGCTACCCTGTCTAATCCGTCCCGGCGTCCATTTAGTCCTAAGCAAAAGCCCCACCCATATTTTTAGGTATTCTGGCTTGTCCTGCCATATCCAATGATATTCTAGCTTGCGGTATATCTTAATCCACGAATCATCCATACCAAAATAAGCTAACCCAGACACGTGCTGATCTCTCACGGTGTTAAGCGCACCGCCACCGTCCTCTCGAACGGCGGGATCTTCACGTATCTGGGTTGTTTCAGTTTTAGTATTCATGCTTATTGTTTTGAGTAGTGCAATTTACCGCGCCATGCTATGCGCCAAATAAAAGTTCGTACACGTTTACAGTTCGTCGAATAGTACGGCCTGCTCATCCGAGGGCTTTTCAATGCTGCCTAGATTAAGTACCGCCTGCTTGAAGTACGAGGGCTTTAATTCAGCTCCAATCCCGCGGCGTCCATTTGATACGGCGCTATAAACTTCAGAGCCAACACCCATGAACGGCGTAAATACGTTTTCGCCCTTATTAGAGCGCAGAGTTACAACGCGGTCAATAACGTCCAATTGCAGCGGGTGCACGTGCTTCTCATCGTC